ACCGTCCGAGCGAGGAGCTGTCGACGGTGTAACCTGCACTGATGAGGTCGTCAACCATCGTGAGGTTGTAGCGGACCTCCTGCACGTTGTCGTCATCCTGCTGCTCCCACTCGTCGAAGTCGAGCGTCTGGTCGTTCGCACTCAGGGCGTTGGCCGTCGGGGCGTTACCGTAGAACCCCTCGACGAACGCCTTGTCGAGCTTCGAGAAGGCGCGCTTCTGCCACTCGGCAGCCTCCTTGCCGCGGTGCTGCTTGGCCTCCTCGATAGCGTTCGCTCGGATCTGCTTGAGCTGCCGCTGCTGTTCGGCACCAGAGGCGAACAGCGCCATCTGGTGCTTGGTTGGGACGTCCAGGTTGTTGCTCGTGACTCGCTTGGGCTGTAGTTCACTCATCTTAGATCACCCGCAGGTAGACCCGCTCGAATTCACCCGATGCCGCGCCGGAGTTGTCGACGTCGTCGTCGACAGTCGCAAGGGCAGCAGCAGCGGTGGTCGTTGCCTTCACGCTCCCATCGTCGTTGGTCCCCACCTTGTCGCCGTAGGTGACGGTCGCATCACTCGAGGACGCCAGGTCGGACCCAGCAGCGAGGACCGCGTTCTGGATGGTGTCTCCGGGACGGAACACCCGCATCTGGATGTTCTCACCGGCGCTGTACTCGTGATTGATCGGGATGTCCGAATCGTCGCCCTTCGGCGGTGCGTCGGGGACGAGGGCAACGAGCACTTCCGGGTCCGTCTCATCGACCGAGCTAACGGGGGCGACGAGCGGATCGCCGTCCCCGTTCTGGCCAGTCTGCTCAAGGATCATGCCGGGCGTGACGGTCGCACCGGACGCCACTTCACCCTCGAGATAGACGCTTCGGTCACTGCTCGGCACGCCTTCGATGACTGCTCTACTCTTTGCCATGTTTAGAACACCCCACTAGGAACGTCGTCGAGATCCTCGTCCTGTGCGTTCGGCGTCACGCCCGAGCCGGGCATGGTCCCCGAGTCGCTGACCTGCTCCTTCTTCGTCTCCAGAGCGGCCACAGTCGGGAAGTCGTCGGTCACGGCCTCGGTGTCGTCGTACTCGGCGGAGTTAGCCACGATGTCCGCAGCGAGCTGCTGCTTCTCCGTGTTCTCCTCCCGGTTGGCGACGATCTCCTCGGCCTTCGATTCGATCATGTCCTCCAGTTCGTCTTCCGTGAGGACGATTTCGTCGTCGTTCATCTCAGACTCCTCGTCGGTCTCAGTCTCCGTCTCCGGTTCCTCTGCCTCGCCGTCTTCGTTGCTCGTCACGGCGTCATAGATCCGGCCGAAGCACTCGGTGTCCTCCGACGGGAGGTTCTCCGCATCGAAGCCGTGATTGGCAACGAGTTCCGCAGTTCGTTCTTTCATTACAGTTGTGTCAGAATCCGTGGGGGATTCCGCCCCCGTCGTCTCATTACTGTCCTCCGCTTCGCCCCGACCGAGGAACGACATGATGCGGTCCAGGCCCCACCAGGAGCTGGAATTAGCGCTCATCGCATCCTCAAGATCCTCGTCGTCGATCGGCGGCTCGTCGAACTCATCGTTCAGGTCGGCGAGAATCTCGACGAGTCGCTCTTCGTCACGCCCGTGGCCGCGCAGGTCCCACGCCGCCTTGACATTCCCTCTACGGAGCGCGCCATCCGCGTCGACTACCGGGAATGAACTCTCGGATTTGACCCGCCCGTCGAAGATGTAGTGGTCCTCGAAGTCCTCCGAAGGGATAGCAGACTCGTCGAGTTTGCCGCTTCGCGTCGTCTCAAACGCGATGCCGTCGACCCGCTTGTTGGCCACCTGAGCCCCAGAGTCCTCGCCTCCCGGGTCATCGGCCACTGGGACACGTACATCAGCGGCATTCGCTGCCACCTCTGGGTTGACCCCACAGCCGTGCTCCATCGAACACTGTCCCGGCTTGTGCGGCAGCAGGGCGATCGAGTCGGGCTGATCGATACCCTCCACGTTCGCCCGGTGCTCGCCATCGTACTCGCCAGCAGGGAGCTGCTTCGGGATGTACTGGCTGCTCACATCGAACGCCTCGCCGTTGTCGATCTTTTCGACGATGTCAGCAGCGACGCCACCCATTGCCTCTGCAATGTCCGCGTTGATGGCCATGTCCGCGGTGATCCAGGTGCCATCATACCGCGGGTTCTCAGCCTCGCCAACGACGTACTCGCGATGGACGGTCTGACTCGTGTTGACCGAGATCGGCACCCCGTCATCAAGGTCCGGACGATACCACGGCTTCCCCGGCTCGTTGCGCGGGTGGTTCGCGGTGAGTTCGACCGTCCAGTCATCGACGCTCTCTTTGAGTTCCTTCTCGGGGACGTAGCCACCCGAGAGGTTCATCGCCCGGACGAAGGGGACGTCCTTGACGATGAGATAGCGGTCGCCGTTTCGTTCCTCTTCGACAACGTCGTTGGGGCTGACTGAGTTGGATACGAGTTTCATGTTATCACCGTCATCTCTGCCGGAAGGCGCTCTTCAAGCGGTGGCAGGTCCTCCGGATCAAGGCCAATCGAAGGACTCACTGAACAGCGCCCTCGGACGTGAGCCGCCGGCCGGAGTCTGTATATCTGCCCACGGAATTGAACCCGCACAGAGCGCATCTCCTCAAGGGTGAAGTTGATACCGCCCAACTTCCGGCAGTAAGCACAGACATGGGTATCATGGCTGTGTAGCCAACTTGCGTGAGACGCCACCCCCACGCCGTTCTCTTCAAGCCGGTCGAGCGTAGAATCAGCGGCCGCCGTAATCGTCTCCGTTTGGGCGATCGCTTCCGCCCGAGACTTCTGTAACGACCGCACCTCTTTGGTCAACTTCTTGGCCGTCTTCTTGGGATTCCACCCTTTGGCGTAGGCCTTCGTGATCTCTTCGCGCATGATATCCGCCATGTCCTCGCGGATATCCTGCAGATCCTCGTACGTCCGCGTATAGAGTCGCTGAAGCGTTCGTAGGTTCGTCTTGGTGGAGAGGAGTTCCTCAACGTCCGGCGGTGTGACGGAGACGCCCTCCTGCATCAACCGGCCGGTCGCCGTGTTCGACGCGCGGACGTAGGCATTCCGCAGGTACTCCGCCGTCCAGTGGTCGCCATTCCGGAGCTCGACGCGATTCACTGGCTCAAGGATTTCTGCGTCAAACCACTCGTGGACATCGTCAACGAAGGCGTCAATCCGCTTGTCTTCGGTCGGGAAGTCGTAGCGCTCCGAGGGCTCGCTGTCTGCGTTGGCAACGACAGGGTGTTGTGTATTACCGCGCAGGAAATCAGCCACCGCATCGGTGCGAAGTGCGAGGGCGTCATTCTCGTATCCTACCGTCTTGCGGATCAAACCACGAAGCCGGCGGAAGCGGCGGTTGATGTCGTTGACCCACTCGCGGACGATGTCGATGACGTTGGACGGGTTCGACCCGCGAGTGAGCTCGTTTGAGGCTACTGAATGCATTCCACCCACCTCAGCGCCACCCAGTCCACCCGCCGAGAACCTCGTCTTTCATCGCGCCACAGAGGCGGGCGGACTTGAGTTCACCCATGCAACACGACCCACCGCAGTCGAATTGCCCGCCCATCGAGGCCCAGGCGTCAAGCAGGATCAAGCGCGAGGGCGTCTCTGCCTCCCGCCAACTCCGGGGCATCGACCAGTCATTTGCCGACATGCTGTTGGAGGACTGCTCCCCGTTGACGTCCTTGACAGGATCATCGACGTCCGTCTCGGGGAGTTCGTCGGACTCTAGGTCGCTCGCTCTGTAGACGCCGACTGGGTCATCATCGTTTTCGAGACCGACTACGTAGGCTGGCGAGTCCTCCGAAGCCTCAACTTCGTCTTCATCTGGTCCGTCAAACGACGCCGTCCGAACCTCGATCACGACGCCAAGCCCGTCGGGCGTGTCCACGACATCACCCTCAGAATACTGCGTGTTGGAGATGACGCGGACTCGTCGATCCTGGCTGCGGAGAATCTTCACGCGCTTCATTGCGACTCACCGAACCCCTCCGGCTCCTCCGGCATCTCTTCGTCAACCCACTCGTTGGCGCCGTCAGTAGAGTCTGGGAGATCGCCGGTCTTAATATATTCCAGCGCGGCATCCCCGTTCAGGCCAGCGACCATTGCGCCTGCGGTCGCAATAACCTGCGCCCGATTCTTCTCCACCGTCGACTCGTCCTCCTCGGACATCTCCTCCAAATCCGGCCACTCGACGTCGTACATCCCACCATCCGGATCGGCGAGAATATCGAGATTGCGGAAGCGGTCGATGATGGTCCGGACGATATGCGGCGTAGCATACTGTTCGCGCCGCTCGCTTATCATGCCGAAGTAACTCTTCTTGTCCTGCTCGGCGCCGGAAACCTCGCCACTCTCGTTCCCACGGAGTTCCTTCTTGGGGATGCCCGTTTGGGCCGAGATCGCATCCAAGTTGTTGTCGACAATCCCGGTCGGGTCCTGCATCTCGCCGCCGAGCTGGTTGACCTCGCCGCCGACGGTCGTGAACTGTGGCTGCAGGCCGTGGTACCACTTCTGGAACTCTTCGCCCGCGTTGCCGTCTTCAACGGCACTCGGGTCGACCTTCGTCGGGTCGTAGTTGATGTGAAGGCCGTAGTCGGCGCCTCGGTAGGACTGTTCGGCGGCCGAGCCGAGCGTCTTCTCGATGTCGATGAGGTTGTTGAGGACTGGTTCGGCACGGGGACGCGCCAACGTTTCGTCGTCCAGAAGCCGCGTCGCAGGGACGTCGATAACGCGCGTCCAGTGGACCTTCCACGGCCCACGGTCGCCTTGGCTCTCGTCGTCAATGTCTTCGTCCCAGTCGATGTGGTAGTATTCCGGCTTGCCCCAGCGCTCCGAGTCTGGACCGCCCCAGGTGATATCATCAACTTGGGATTGGAGTAGTGGCTTCAGCGTGTTGATGTCGTCGAGGCCGCTGAACTCCGACTCGCGGGCGTCTTCTGCCCACCGGTCCATGTCGCCTTCGACGTCCGTCAGCCCGACCGCGAGGAGTCCGTGCTCGCCGATGCCGGCAACGCGATCGACACGCTGCGCGTAGGTCCAAATGTCGTGGTTGCGCTCAAGCTTCCGGACCTGCTTCTCGAACTCCGTATCATCACCGTCCGAATCCTCGATGATCGGATTGTCCCGCCAGGTCGTGAACGCCGGCTTGTCGACAACTACCCGACAGTAGGCGTTCCGGAGGTACAGCGCTATGTAGTCCTCCTCGTCCGGGTCTTCTGGCCAACCGAAGACGTCAAAGCGATCGCGGTCGAAGCCCGAGTTCCCGAGAGCCTGGGCGATGGACAGGCGGAGGTCGTTGTCGAAGTCCCGGTTGGCAGTTACTCCGTCGTTGGAGGTGACTGTGTCACTCGGGCGATAGCGGCTTGAGGGTTTATTTCCATTCATGGATTAGAAGCTAATCGTTGCTTGTTTCGCCCGGCCCTGTTCGTCCGAGTCGTCGGTCTCACGCGCCCAGACCGCCATGATGGCGCTGTCGAGATAGTCTGGCGAACGACCGAGCAGATCCTTGATCGCCGCTTTCTCCGTCGCCTCAATCACCTTTCCACCGCGGCTCTTCAGGTGATTTTCGCTGAACTGGATGGAACGGGCAGCCGCAAGGCACTCCTCGCGAAGCTGGGCGTTGTTGATGACGCCACCGTCGCGAAGGAACTCGCCAAGCAGGGCAAGACCCTCAGCCCACTGGTCGCGGTATGCCGTATCGTCAGTGGCCTCGGCGCCGGCATTGAACCCACGCACGTTCGGGAAGGTCTGATCCAACTCGTCGGTGAGGTGACTCCCCATCGGCGTGCTGTCCACCGCGATCTCCTGCGTCTTCGTGTGCTGGTCGGAGATGTGGCCCTTGATCTCCTGCGTCTGCGTAACGTGATTCGTCCCAGCCCACGAGTCGATGACGTCCAGCTCGTCTTCCTTGAGGTAGGCCAAGACCGTCTCGTCGCCACTCCGGGCGACGTCAATGCCGAACGACTCGGGCTGGGTCTTGATCGTCTCCGACTCTCGGTCCCACGCAGCCCGGACCTCTCCAACATGCCACGGTCGCCACGTCTCGGCGCCCTGTGGCGGCATCACGCCAGCGCGGCGCTTGTACCATTTCTCGTGGAGGTCCGTCCGGAACTCCGGGTTCTCATCGACGGCCTCGTTCTCGCGAACAGTCGGCTCGCCGTCAGCGGTGAGGTAGGGCGAACTCCACTCAATCGCCTGCTCGATGCCAGGCCAATCCTCGTTGTGGTACTCCACCCAGTCGTCCTGCATCTTCCCGACGCCGCTCAGGCCGCCGATCTTTGGTTTGTCAGTTAATCCGCGATCGGCGCGAGCATTCCGTGACTCCCACGTCGGGAAGCGGAGCACGTTCCACGAGTCGCGCTGCTCGAGCTCGTGGACTATGTTGCTCTCGTCAGTTGGCGGGTTTGCCAACACGAGGATGTGGTCGTCCTCGCCAAGCGTCGACCGTGCTGAGTCAATATGCTCAGCCGTAACTCCGGGCTTCTCAGCCTCTTCGATTATGTAAATGACGTTGGCGTTGTGGTCGCCCTCCAGGTCCTCCGGGTACTTCGGCGAGTGGCATTCGAGGAACCACTCGTCATCAAACCCAGTGTGGAGTGAGCGGTCGTTGTCCTTGTAGTCACCCGGGAGTTGCGAATTACGCCAGAGCGACTTGATTGGCTTCCAGATCGAGTTCTTGAGCGTGTCGCCGTTGCCTGCCGTGATTGGAACTACCGTATGAGGGTTGCAGTAGAGCGCTGCCACGCCGAGCGCACTTGCCGAATAGGATTTACTAACACCGTTTCCCCCGATGGCAAGCGTCTGCTCGTTCTCATCAAGACTGCGGGCGAGTTCGTCGAGGACGGTAGTGCGCTCGATGCCGAGCCAGTCCTCAACGAACCGGGCGTATCTGTCGCTCCCAGTACCCGGGCGGTAGTTGCGGGGCCTGGGAGGCGACTCTGTTGTGCTCATGACTCCGTGAGATCAGCCTCCCACACTTCCGCGAGCGT